CTTCAGACACTTCATGATGATAAGAGACAGGTCACGCGCTTTGAGTTCACGGTACAGACCATTCTCGTCACGCATATAGAAGCGCCCATTGGTGTAGAAGCCCTCGGCGTTCTGCATTTGCATTAAAAGGTAGGAGCCGACCTCCCATGGATCGGTGAGATTGTCGATTGGTGGAATCATTGAGTAGGTCTTAACCAAAGGGTGAAACGCTTGCGAAACTCTTCGAGGTCTTCGCCAAAGAACTCATGCTCTTCGATGTACTTGACGCTCTCCTTGCGGATGAGTTCGTAGTACAAAGGATGGCAGTCAGCCTTGGCAAAGAACAGCAATGTCTTCCAGAGAAGCTCGCGATAGTGGTCGCGCTCTTGAATTTCATTTTTAAGGTCAAAGATAGCCTGTTCAACATCGCGCAAAGGATAGCCCTTGGATCGTTGATGTTCGGCATAGGCCTTGATGGTGTTAAGTGGGTTCATCTGAATACATTCCAATTGTTATAGTAAGAGCCATGCACTCCGTTAGGATTGCATCGCACGGTCTTCTGAAAGCAGATATGCTGAAATGGAATAAGGAAGAAATCCCTGGAGCCGAATACATTCAGAGCAAACACATCCAAGTCATCTGGCGAGTAGAGTTCCTTCGTCCTTCGACCATTGCCGATCTTGAAGTGGTAGGAGTTGTACTCTTTATAGGTGGTACTCTTTACTTGAATACGAAACAATATGCCACTATTGTCTATAATCAGGTCATAGGGGAGGAAGTCACCAAGTGGCATACTCACGCCAAAGCCTTTGCGAAGTGCTTGCGTTGCGAATAGTTGCTCGGCGATTGCTCCTTGTTGTTTAGCCTTCATGCTTCTCTAGATAATCAAGTGCCTCCATGAGCGCGTTTTTTATCTCTTGCTTATTGTTTAAGTACATGGCCCCTTTGATGATACCAATTAGATAGCCATACTTCCATGCAAGTGGTTTCTCAGAAGCATCTGATGAGGCTGGGTGATCTTTGAAGTAGTCAAGGGGCTTAGTCATTGTCCTTTACAAAAGTTGCATTAACCATTTTTCCTGATCTTTTAGATATTACATCGTACGCACTGTTGACGCATGCCTCAATTGAAACATCAGAAAAATGTGCAATGCTAACTAAAACAACCACACAATCACCAATTGCATCAATAATCTCTTCTTTGTCATTATTCAAAACGGCCTTAGCTAACTCTCCTGCTTCTTCAAAGAGCTTTATTGTTTGAGTTTTTATTTCTCCTTTTTCATAGATACCTTTTGTTTCGGCCCAAACGCGAATCGTATCAAATTCATTTTTTAAATTCATAACACAAGGGGAGCTTTAATATATTTTCCTTGATTTTTAATTTTTATTTCATAGCCATCTATTTTACCAGGCTCATGAATTGTAAGTATACCTTCTCCATAAGGGGTGTTTAAATAGCTTTTAATGGCTTCAATATGCTCTTTATATATGTGAACATTTATAAAGTTATATGAAATGCTATGTGCTTTCATTTGTACTTTATGAGCAACATAATCTAATAATAAGAATCCAACTAAGGCATCATACGGAAACCCTAAAAAAATGTCAGAGCTTCGAAATGTCATTATCAATTGTATCCCATCTGGTCTTTTTATAAAATCAAACTCAGTGTAATGATCTAACAAGTATTGATGGGCATCCCCTATCACCAGCTCATCGTCAGGGTGCTGCCTATGATATACAGCGGCAATCCTTTCATCCGCCTCCACCGCCGTGACTTCAACGCCATTCCAGTTCTTTCGGTTCCCACCAAGTCCCGAATATAAATTCAACACCCTCATAACTCACCTCGTCATTGTATATTTGTCATGATCCAACCGGGCCACGTACCCCCGGCCCTCCAAGCTATCCAATATCGCCTGTATCTCACCCCGCGTATTAGTTACCTTCACCATTGCGGATAAATCCCCGACGTCTGCTGCGTCGTTCTCAGTCAGGTATCGGACTATCGCCATCTCAAGGCTGTTCATTTCAATATCCCCTTCATCTGTTCTAATTGTGATTCAACATATTCCGGCTCTACTTCTGGCCTCGGTAAAGCTGCGAGCGGTTTGTGACAGGCGTGCTTTTTTTCGTCATGCAGGCACAGTTCACGAAATCCACCGGCAGTCGGAGGCCACTCAGGGTCGAGCCTGGCTAATCCAGATTTAATCTGTTCCCCGGTTAATCCAGCCAGCACTTCACCCCATTCTGTCGCTGCAGCTTCTTCAATCCCATCAATAGCCGACGTCCATCTATGAAGGTATCGAATCTGAAATTTTTTAAACAGGCCAGCCACCCAATGATTAGGTAGCCGCTTTTTCTCTGGCAAGCGATTCTGCTGCGATTCGGTCGAGTTCATCGCTAACTCTTTTTGCCCTACTTCTAGTGTCTTGCTGATTGGTTCCATTTCTGTCCTCCGGCTTTATTATCTCGTCTTCCCAGCGCTCCCCGTTGATGTATGTTGTCGGCATTGGGATAAATCGTTTTTCTATACCTTGAAATCGAGTCTGTATGTCATCCAAGATAGTTTGTTTAACCGATAATGATAATCGTCCCCATTTAGCCCGAGCCTTTTTCTTATCCTGCTTCCTGGGATATGCTGCCCAGAATTCGTCAAACGCTATATCCTTTTGTCCAACCGAGCCTAATTCAAATTCAACATCCATATATCCTCCTGTTTATATCTCATATTTTAGACACAATAATACCCCGTGTTTTGACATATTGTCGGCCACTCATGACCACAGGAACCCTTTATCACCGTATGTTTATCGTCGTCTGGCCTGCACCATTGACGGGTCCGGGGTTTTGCGCTGGCTTCTTACTCACCAGTAACCAAGACCGGGTTAGTCATATCGCTGACGTTTTGCGCGGATAAAGGTTGACAGGAATACGAATAGGAATAATAATTATTCTTAATTCGGATGTCCCCCGTCAAAGAGACTTTATCCGATAAGGGCTGCTCTATCTGAGTGGCCCTTCTTTATTTACAGTACTACTTTCCCGCACTTGGCGCAACATTTACGCATCATAAAGCCCTGCTCATGCCCATAACGCGAGTCGATAGCCCATGCTACGAGCTTCATTTTAGTGCGGCGGTGTTCACACAGCATCAAATAAGTCATCACCTCGTCCTCTCTATCTTCTCAGCACAATAAACACATAGCCCATACCCTAGCTCACGCCTCGCCTGTGGGATCTTCTCACCACACTCGCATACTTCGCGGGGTTCGGGTTTAATCGCCTTAAAACGGCTCAGAGAGCGTTCTAGGGTGCGTTCTATTTCAATTTGAGCCTGGTCTGCAATATCCATAGTTATTCCCCTTGTTGTGTGAATGGAGGGCAGGCCGGATCTGAACCGTGGGTGATCTTCAAGCACTCACCTGCCCATAATTAACAAACTTGGTTGGCTGCGGACTCGAACCGCCTACTCGTGCTGCACCAAGCATTAAGGGAATCGAACCCCTCACATCTAGTTTCACCTGTACCAACCAAGCCGGGGAGATACACTCCCAATTCTTAAAATGGTGCGGACGGCAGGATTCGAACCTGCAACCGACTGGCCTAGTCAGCTTTGAGCACCGCCCTTCGTTATTAGCTATGTAACTCAGGGAACGACCATGTATCCACAATCTTCTCGATGCGCGTCTACCTTATTCCGCCACGACCGCATATATTTGGCTCTGATTAAGCGCAGAGCCTACGCTGTGAATAAAAGACCCTGCACCCAAACTTACCAGATGCAGGGAAGCTATCACGCCTTAGCGGATAGCCTCTGCCCATTGTGCGTGGGGGAGGTGGGCAGAGAGGGGGAAATCATCGTATTTTAATCCCTAAATAAGCGCATAAATCTGCAATATATTTATCCGGTATACTCCTGCGCTTGATCCATACGCTAACAGCGGCGCGGGTTAAGCCAAGCTCTTTAGCAATATCCGAATAGTTCTCTTTTTCTAGCCTTACGGCCATTCTTTTTGTCAGTCTCATATAGCCTATATTACACCTTGTCAAATAAATGTCAACAGTTTTATGTTGACAAGTGCAAAATAGTGTTTTAAGATTAGCCTACAAATAAACCAAAGGGGTACAACATGACTATAGTAAGCTACGCATTCAAGATGGCGTCAGGATTTAAGAAGACGGGCATCGAATATCAGAAGTTACACTTTACCACCGGCCGGTTGTATGCAGAAATTATCTGCCCGGATGATGGGCTTATATACGAGATGACGATTAAGCCCACCTACCGCAAGCCAGCCAGGCCCACGATTGAGGACGCATTTAAAGAGATTCGTCACGGTTACGAGGACCAGTGCGATTCTTGCAGCTATTGCGAGACTGTTAGCGATATTTACGGCACTGGTGACAGCCCGTCAGCTAACGAGTGCAACTGCTTTGTTGCAGGGCAGTGCCCGGCGGCTGAGGAGCAGTTAGAGATTATGACGGATACTTGGGAGGACACATACAGTGAGTGACATCAAGGCGTTTTTTGTTGGTGTCGCAATATTCATTATCTGGATATTAGCGATTACTGAAATACCGGCAGCCGGTCAATATGGGCCGGTTGATACAACAGTTCAAACTTTTAAGGGGTGTGAAAATGACTAAAGCAATTCAGAAAAAACAGAATCAGGCCGTGACCGTGATTAATGACCTGCCGACAACGCCGGTCAACCCGATACAGGCCGCATTACATGCAGGCGCAAGCCCTGACCAGCTCTTGCAGTTCATGGAGCTACAGGAACGATGGGAAGCCAACGAAGCAAAGAAGGCGTTTACAAAGGCAATGGCTAATTTCCGCGCTGAGTGCCCGACCATCATCAAGGACAAGGACGCGCATAATTCAAAGTTTGCCAGCATTGCCGGTGCCCTGCGCCAGATTAAGGGGTTGATGTCTGACTGCGGCTTGTCGCATTCATGGCGTACAAATCAGGAAGGTAATCTGGTTACTGTCACATGCGTAGTAATGCACGCGCAAGGCCACAGTGAGCAAACAAGCCTATCTGCTGCGCCTGATACATCAGGCAGCAAAAACGCGATCCAGGCTATCGGTTCGACCGTGAAGTACTTGGAAAGATACACTCTCGAAGCGTGCCTGGGACTGACGAGCGACGATCAATTAGATGATGATGGCCAGGCCGCAGGTGGCGCAGAGCGCATCACCCCCGAACAGGCTTTGAACATCCAGGCTATGCTTGAAGAAAACAGCGTTGATCTTGTCAAATTCGAGTCATGGCTCAGGCGTGACCTGAAATGCGCGGGCATTGACGATATCGCTGTAACTGCTTATCCGGCGGTTATTCGCACGATTGAGGAAACTATCAAGAAGAAGGCCGCACAATGATTATCCACACATGCGAACAGAACTCGGACGAATGGCTTGCGCTCAGGGCAGGGATGCCCACGGCGTCCTGTTTTTCTAAGCTGGTCACAAGCACCGGAGCCGCGTCTAAATCAATGCCCGAATACGCCGTTACGCTTGCTGGTGAACTGTTTGCCGGAAAGCCTCTTGATGGCTTTGAAGGCAGCCGCTGGACAGAACGAGGTCACGAGCTGGAGGATGCAGCGCGGGCCAAGTATGAATTTCTGCATGACGTGGATGCTGTTCAGGTCGGATTTATCACGGATGACGGGGAAAGCTACGGATGCTCGCCTGATTCGATTGTGGGTGACGATGGCCTGCTTGAGATTAAATGCTTGAAGGCCGAGAATCACATCAAAGCAATTATGTATTACCAGAAACACGGCAAAATCCCGACCACCTACGCACCCCAGGTACAGGGGCAGATGTATGTAACAGGGCGCAAATGGTGTGATTTGTGCTTCTACCATCCTGATTTGCCCATGCTGGTTATACGGTCAGAGCCGATCAAGGCAGTATATGAAATGCTTAATGCGCAGCTGCAGGCTGTTATTGTTGAGCGCGACAAGATTAATAAACAACTGGAGTCAGTATAATGAGCAACGATCTAAATATGTGGCAGGGCATCGGCAGGCTTGGTAAAGACCCTGAAATACGCTACACCCAATCAGGCTCAGCCGTAGCATCACTGTCTATCGCTTGCGGGGAATCGTGGAAAGATAAGACTACGGGCGAAAAAAAGGAGTCGACTGAGTGGGTCAATCTCACGGCCTTCGGTAAGCTGGCGGAAATCATCGGCGAGTACCTGAAAAAAGGCAATCAAATCTATGTATCGGGTAAGCTGAAAACCGAGAAATACACCGACAAGAGCGGTGTCGAGAAATACAGCACGAAGGTTATCATCGACCAGATGCAGATGCTTGGTGGGCGTGAACAGCCACAAGGACAGCCGCAGGACGCACACAACCAGGCGAAGTCGAACGGCTATCAGGACTTTGATGACTCAGATATACCATTCTGATGAGAATAGCCATCAAAACAACAGGGAGAACAACATGACAGAAGAAGAAGCAAAGCGAAAGTGGTGTCCGATGGTGCGAGTATCGGTAACGCCTAATAATTCTACATGGCAAAACTCTATGCTAAACAACAGAGGGGATATTCCGGCAGATAATATGCAATGTCGATGCATCGCCTCTGACTGCATGATGTGGGCTTGGGATTTCGCCCCTCACGATTCTCCGGGTGGAGTGCAAGAAGGCACAGGGCATTGTGGTTTAGTTAAGGAGAACAACGGATGAGTGACAAACTAGAACGCATCAAGCGAGGCATAATAGCCAGTGATGGAAAAATAGTACTAGATATAGGCGAGTACAACACACTGATTGAGTTGTTTAACGAACGTAGTTCCCAACTCACCACCGCACAGGAACAGGTGAAGGTGTTGAGGGAGGCGTTGACTAGGTTAGTGTCAGCGAAAGACTGGAAAAATAAACATGGCAAGGATGAAGTGTACAGGAGCATACAACCTGTCGCATGGCATCTAGCAAGGCAAGCCCTCAAAACAAGGGGTGCGCGGATCAAGGCTAACAGAGTGCCGAAATACCTTGGCGCATTCGAGTTAAAGTGTGATGCAATCAGAGCGCGCAAGGATGCCGAGAGGGAATACAGCTACCATGAGAATCACGGGAAGGTAAAACAATGACTCCAGAGAATTTGAAACAACTGGCCGAGGCGATGGGGCACGGAGCATCAGTGCTTGGAGGAAAGTGTTTTGCTCATGCCTTTAATGATTCATTTGAATTCAACCCCGAACACAATGCCGAGCAGGAACGTGAAGTATTGCTATGGTTGTTGGGTAAAGGGTGGGAGGTATATAAGTATTTTAATGACTTTGCTTTCTCAAAAGGGGAGATACTGCATATTCAAACAAGCTACTCAGCCGCCTTATTCGCAACGGTGGCTATACAGATGGGGTGGGAGTGATGTACGGCCAGATAAACACCAAGCGCCGGTCGCGTTGTATGCTGCATAAAGACAAGCTGCGAGAATTTGAGCGGTGGCTTGTCGGGCAGGGATACAAGCCACAGGCATTAAAAGATTACGAGGTGTTACGCATGACTCATCCAAGGCACAAGACGGTCATTGTATGGGCAAAGCTAGACGCGACAACGCACTACACCACGCAAGGCGAATCAGGAATCAAGCTGGCTGAATGGCTAGAACAGCGTAAGGGGAAGGATAGATGACCAACCTCGAAGAACTACAGGCGCTTGCTAGGGCGCTTGCAGTATCTCCCGGCCGTCTGGCTTCCTGCCGCCTCGAAAATGGAACCTGACAGCGTTATAGACCCACCATGCGCGCATTTTCCACATGCCGTCCTCTATGGCGATTTCCCGCAAAAGCGTGTCCACGGCCTTCTGGTGCGTTTGTGGCAGCAATCCATCACCGATAGCCTGACAAAGCACGTCATGTACCAGGCTGGCCCGCATGAAGTTAGCCGTATCAACTCCGCCCGAAGGGCCATCCCATGCGTAACCCTTATTGATTACGAGTAGTCCGTCGTTTTTCAGCTCGTAATAATCTGTTTTTATCCCGTCACGGGTATAAATGCCAGTGCGGTGCTCGTAATCCTGCTCGAGCTGGTACTTGTAGCCTTTGCTGTAAAGGATCATTTTACTACGCTGTCAGCCTTGCCCTTTTCAAGACAAAACGTCGTCCACGCCTTCTCGCGCTCTGAGCCAGTGCCAAATTCAAATTCTTTCTTCGCAACCCCGACATCTATTCGGTTGCAAATATTATCCAGAGACTCAATCGCCTGCTTGTTGTTGTAGTCAGTTATGGCGCGCTTTGCGTTCTCTTTGGCTTGCCCGCCGAGGCCGGCGCAGCCAGCCAATGAGAAAGCCAGCGCCATACCGATGAAGAACATTAGTGCTTTGTAATATTTCATATTGCCTCCTAAATAACCGGAATCGTGTCTGATTCCATCATAATTGAGAGCCTTTCGGCTCGCTCGCCTACCTGGCCCGCCCACTTGCTATCCAACATCTCGTAGGCGGCTTTCGTATAATTGCCAATCTTGAGTGCTCGATTCATGCGGATAAAGCCGTTAAACCTAGACATCCCCATGTTAAAAACCATATCTGCAATGACGCATTTTCTCACGTCTGAAAGGGCATCCCAATATGGGAGGCGCTCACATTCTTCGATAGCGTCCTGAATATCATCCTCGAGCATGACCTCAGCGGCTCGCTTGCTTATCGGCTTATCGTCTAGGTTATGCCCGTATCCGATTGTAAGCTTCCCGACTATATCATTGTAGGGGATTAGCCTTAGCCCTTCATGGAGCTTTAACAGGGAGATGAGTAAAGGCGTGTTCACTTATCCACCAGCTTGTCTATTCGGCTGTGTAGCGCGCTGATATCGGTCTTCACTTCCTTGCCGATGCCTTTTATGTCGACGCGCAGTGATTGCAGGGTAGCGTTAAATGTGTCTTTGTCGATCTTCGACTTTTCAAGATCGTCAATCTTATTGACCATGCGCTTGCCGTTCCACATCAACAGGCCAAGCAATAGCACCCATAACTGCTTAACCCAATCCCATACGTACATCAATCCTGTAGCGGTCGCGTCTGGCATAGTCTGCCCTTATCGTGTCAGTCCGTAGACTGTGTATGTGCCATTGGCCTCGAAGTTGCCCGATGACCAGAATAATCGAATACCATCATAGGCACGACAGATTGAGCCTGTAGCGCCATCAATAGTGATGGCATTTCCTGCGCTGGTATATGTGTCGCCTACTGAATTTTTCCAGCTAAAATTAGACGCACCAACCAATGACCCATAAGCTGTGGCAAACGCATAAAGATGAATAGATCCTGAGCAGCCTTCGCCTGCTGCCGATCCTACACCATTAGTTGAGCCTGCTATAGTTGTAGAGGTTCCGTCATCGTAGTAAGAACCTGTTTCTACGGATGCCCCGTTGTTATACAAGGCTCGAAAATACAGGTCTGCGCCGTCCGTTGCAGGAACAGCATCCTCGATGACAACTTTGATTTCACTGTATAGCGTTTCGTCAAAAGTGATATCGAGATTGGCGACAGCAGTGATATTTGTTGCAGCCGTGATTTGCGTCCAGACGCCGCTTGATGGCGCATCTTGGAAAGTTGGATCTGACCCCGCGCCATTAGATGTCAATAATTGGCCCGCCGTGCCTGTGGCTGTGGCGGTGATAGCGCTCGTGCCTTGCCCCAATAAAACGCCGTTAGCAGATAATGTGGACGCCCCAGTACCGCCATCAGCAACCGGGATATCAGTGCCCCCTGCCCTATAAACAGCATTTCCCTCTATGGCTATATCTCCAGCGCCAGTGCGGGTAATGGTTGTATCGGTAGCGTGACCAATATTAACCGCTGTAAACTGCGGCGAATCCCCTGTTCCGAGGCCGAGATTCGTTGCGCTGGTCGGCGCATCCGCAACGTCGGAAAGGTTATTGGCAGCCAGCATATCTCCGCCTGCAGCCGGAATATCTGTAGGGACGATCTGAAAATTTGTCCCGTCATAACGAACCGTTACCAGCCTGCCTGAAGTAATATCGCCGGCAGCAAGGGCTGTCGATCCATTCTTTACTATGGATTTAACCCCCAGGCCGCTCACGTTCAGAGTCGAAGCGCCTGTATTTGTGTTCCCGGCAATAAATGTAAAAGCCCGTCCGGCTTTATATGCGGTGATGGCTGGGGCTGGACTGATAACATACGCATCAGCAGCACCCGAATCAGTCGCATAATTAAATGAATCATCCTGAACAGATGCGGTATCCGCATAATCATCACGGGCATTAGACGCACCGATGCCGGTATGCTTGTATCCCGCCATAGGCAGATTTGCCGTGACAGTCGTTTGCCCGTCTTTTGTGATACAGGTAGACAGGCCGGTAGCCATGCCGTCCATCTCCGCATCCATACGAGAGGCGGTGATCTTAATGCTGGCGTCACGATCTGTAACCCAGTTATACAGCCTCTCAAAGAGGCCAGACCCGTTAAATGCCATTATATAACCCTCTGATTCATTTCAATATTTCCTGTTATTTGCATGTAAATCCGCCGCCGTTATATGATATTGCTATGAAAACAATTCTTGCCATTTACCTGCTGCTCTCCGCCATTATTTTCATCACGCTCGCCGGGGTTATTTTTTACGCCTCCGCATCAATAGGCCCCGGATTCTCCTTTGGCTTCCTGTCTGGATTCGCGCTGCTTCAAATTTTCTTCCGGCTCAAGTATGGCCAATGGATTGACCTCACTTAATCTTATTCGGGAAAGTGCCTACGCCCTGCCCTAGCATGAACCCACTCACAGGGACGGTCATTTGCGGGAGCGCAACCCTGCCAGATTTTGGCATTAACAGCTCGGCGAGCATTCTCTGAGCATCGTCGCCCTGAGTCATCAACATTCGCCCAATTTCATCACGAACAGGCTCGGCCATATCTGGCGACAAGACATCTCTCACTGTACCCATAACCAAATCAGCGCGGCTCGTCGGCAATGCGTCAATCTGCTCACGCATCAATCTGCGTCCCGTCTGTGAACCTGCAAACCTGTTCTCCGTGCCCTTAAACATGGACTCCCTGCGCACCGCCTCGATGAACTTGTTGTAATCAGCATCAGATTTGAACGCCCCTTTCAGGCGTTCTTTTACGAGCCCGGTGAGACGGAACGGCGCAGCATCTTCTCCTGTCATCAAAATCTTGTCCCTGATGGCTTTCGTTGCCCCTACCACATATGCTTCGCGCTCTGATTCGCTCATCTTTGCAAGATCGCGTGCGGTAATCTCGGCATCATCCCTGAGTACGCGCTTGCCTTGGCGCATAGCGGAAAGGTTCGCAGAATCACCCGCATACTGTGCTCTGGCGGCCTTGTATTCCGGCACCATTTCATCGAGCTCTGAAAGCAATTTGTTTTTAAGCTTGAGCGCACTCAATGCCTTGCTATTCATCTTGCCAGTTACGGGGTCAGTTCCAGATTCGATAACGCGATCAAACCCGCGCTTCATGTAGTCCCATGCGCGGACATCTGGAATTAGCCCCTCATCAATGATCTGTTTACCATCTTCACCGTCTATCACTTTTAGCAATTTCGGCAACGGCTGGCCGTCCAGCTCATCGGCAACAATGTTCTGCGCCTCTTTCCATGCTTTTTTGCCTGATTTTGTTTTCAGGATAGCTTTCAGGTTTTGCGTGAGAGGAACTTGCTTCTCGCGAATTGCAGCATACAGCGGCTCTGCCGCCTCTCTTCGTATCTTATCAAGGGCCATATAGTTGTCGATAAAATTGCCATCCGCGCCTGTAAGCTCGGTGAGTTCTTTTATCAATCTGTCCTGCTGAACACCCTGCCTCTGTCGCGCAGCCATCACGCCTTTTACAGCCTGCGCTGTCTTGCCTGGCGTGTTTACCATCCGATCTAACAGATCAAGCCCGCCCTCACCAAGCGATTCGGCGGCAATCGCCTCATCACCGAGCTCTGCAAGTCGTTTTCGCGCCTGCTCTCGCGTAATATTGCCGCGCTCCAGTTCGCGCTGAATGGCTTTGATTGCCTGCGTTTTTGGCGATCTAAATGTCTTGGTAAATGCGTCCGCAATAGGTCTTGTCAACTTGGCCGCACCACGCTTTGCAATTCCGCCCACTACTGGAAGCGCGACCCCCATCGCCGCCCCAAGGCCGCCACCTATTGCCGCACCCTCAAGCCTCTCGTCAGGATCGGCGGTTCCCGCGCCATATAGCGCGCCACTCGCCCCGCCCGCTGTTGCGAACTGGGTTGGCTTGGATAGACCACCAAATGCCGCGCCTGCTTTTGTGGACCCCAGTTTCGCGCCACCTGAAATTCCAGTCATAAGCCCGCCGGATATTTCGGCAGCTAATGCGGTCTTCGGGTTCTCTTTGGCAAAAGCATCTCTTTCTGCCTGCCTCATTGCGAGATAGCGGTCATACCTGGATTTAAACGGCTCATTACTCGGGGCAAGCGCCGCATCAAGCGCCGCACCCGGCTCGTCAGCAAACCCAAATGATGCGCCTTGGCCGAAGGCTCTAATGATACCCTCAGCTATGCCAATATCGCGCCCGCCGCCAACCTCGGTACGCAAAGCCTCAAGCTCTGCCCGTTCATTAGGGGGTGCGGATTTGGTGCCTAGCTGCGCCCTAAGCTGTTCCAGCTCCTCTCTTTCAGTCATCGCTGCTGCGCCTTCAGTCTGCGTAATTCTTCAAGCTCGACCCTTTCTTCAGGGGTTAGATCGTCTCCGACATTTGGTATTGCTGCTCCGGGCTGTGCTGCATCACCTACGGGCTGGAAGAGGTCTTGCCTTTCTTGTAAGAAGCTCGCCACAGTATTGCCCGGCTCTCCTAGATATACAGCAGCCTCCTGCAAGTAGTCTGCGAGCTTGGTCTGTGCTACCCGCTTCGCCTCAAGCCACTGCCGGAGGTCTGCAGGCTGCATACTCGTTGGCAACGCCGTCGAGAGGGCTAGATCAAGCTC